TCGTAACTAGCCAACACTCGTTCAACAAGTTCTTTAGATCCACCGCGATAGTCCACCTTGCCAACCTGAAAATCTGCTAGGCAAACAATGAAGGCTTTGCCCTTTTCGGTGGCCTTTGGTGTTGTCTTCTTAGTCTTCTTAGCCTCGGCATACAGCAACGGTAGGTCAAGTGTTGCACCTGTGCGTTTACGGAAACGGAACTTATAGGAAGTCATCCACATAGGTTCAAGAGGAAACGGCCTAGCGACCTGCCAGCGTGAAGTGCGAGGTTCGCCCACGATTTCGATAGTCGCAGGGTCAAAGCCAGCATCAATTAGGAATTGGTCAAAGTCAGGCTTGTCTTCATCTCGTAGAGCCGGAAGTGTAGCCTCACCATTAGTGCCATCAAATTCGACTGACGGTTTCCAGTCTTTAGGTGGGTCAATCTTTTGAGCCGGTGTTAGGTCTTCAAGCACAGCTGCACATCCCCTTACGGTGTTTAGTAATCGGTGATGCAGAAATGTCTACACCTCGGTTTCGTAGTGCTTCAACAAGTGTAACGACAGGCCAATTCGGGTCATTGACTGCTTTGATGAAAATAACAGCATCTTCTTTAGTCATCGTTGCCGCTAAAACACGGATTCTGCATGAATAAAGTCTTTTTGGTGGCATCATGTCTTCGAGCATTAGTTTCCCTTTGTTAGTGCTTTAGCCAATTTCAAAGCATGGACTGAAGCGTAGTTGGCTGATCGTGCTTCATCGAGTAGCCACGCTGCTAAGTGTTTGCGGATAGTTTCCAAGTCAGCATCCCATACCAGGTTGTTATCAGCCAATAGGTTAGCTGCTGCCGATAACTGCTGATAGTTGGACATAAACAACTTTTCGCTGTTATGGCTCATTTGATGCCCATTTCCTTCTTGTACGCTTCCCAAACTTCTTCAGGAGTAATCTTGCCCTTACGCAACTTATACGGCTTGCAGTCTTTACACAAAAACAACTCGTGTTCCTCTACTCCGCGAGTTTTACGCTTATCAATAGTCCTAGTGCTGTAAGCACCCTCAACCCCACACTTAGGGCAGACTGTACGCCAATGTTCATCTTGTTCTTTCAAAGCCATAACCACTGTCGTACTAACTGTGAAGATTGTCACTATTGTCAGCAACTTGTCCATAAATCGCTTCTTTCACTGTGGCCAGTATCGGATCAATGACTGGGTTGTGGTTGCCGTCAAGAGCTGAACCGTACTGGTTTGTTAGAGCGATACGGATGTTGTCAATGATGCGTTCACGCTCCTGGTTCACCTTGTCAAAAATGGTGGCTTCGAGTGACTGCTTGCTGATAGTCGTAACAGACTTTTCCAAACCCTCGTGGATGGCTGTATAAATGTCAGCCCAAGTCCACTGAGCGTTTAGTGTCCAGTCTTCTAGGATTGCCAGAATACGGTTCTGCTCGTAGTCACGGCCAGCATAAAAGCCTTTAGTGTACGGGTCTTGGTTAGGTGCAGGTAGAAACCATGCAGGGTCAATTTGCTTTTTGATATCAGGATTATTCATTGTCCAACTCCGTCATTGCCTTTTCAAATACATTCACTTCAGATTCAATAGCCACGATTAGTTCGCGGTACATTCGTTCACTTGCGTAATGATGCCGTCTGTTTTCGCGGCGAGCCAAAAAGTCCAGCATCCTCACAATTCGGTTTCGTTCTTTTGCGGTGGCTTCTTGTCGAGCTTTGACAGCCACAACCTCACCGGCTTTGATGCCAAGTTTGTAAGCCCGTTCAATTTCCGGTTTTGACAAATCAAGAATTGTAGACATGGTTGCCCTCTCGAATGTCCAAAGCGATTTGTGACCAATTAGGTTTTAGGCACGGATAATCTGCCAAGCGTTCCAGGTAGTCACCGATTTTGTTTTGAGCGTAATTCTTGCCCTGCTCGTATGCGAGTTCTTGAGCCGTCTTCAGAATAAGTGTGACCTGATCTATAGTGAATGTTGTGCTATCCACGGCGAACCGCCTTGATGATGTAACGGATAAAGTAAGTGCCGCCGATTACGACATAAGCCACACCAATCCATTTAGCGTAGCCGTGTAGTTGTAGGTAGTCAGCTGCAAATAGTACGCCGATGAATAGTCCGGCAATGATTAGATTTTTCATTACGCAACCACCTCAGCTGGAAAATCTTTTACACAACTGCTACCAATTGGAGCAGTGTAAACAAAACCACCGTTTACAGATGATTCTTCGTACTGATCAGCTGTAAGCAAAATGTTGCCATCACCGATAAGGATTTCCTTGAAGTTTGCACCCAATGGCTTTGCGCAAATGGCACAGTTTGTTTCGTAGTTGTGGTTAGTGTGAAATTCGACTTTTTCGCCGATTTGAAACTTTGACATTTTTTCCCTTTTCCTATCGGTTCTCTAATCCGATAAGTACAGATTATGGGATAGTCAAGGGTTTAGGCAAGGGATTTCTTTGGCGTGTCGCGCCTTGTTATAAAGCCGTTATAAACGCTCAATGTAGATTCTTGCCCCTGGTAACGGGTAAGAATCGGTGCTTGTGCCTGTCCAGACCTCACGAGCCTGTAACTGGACTACTAAGCAGTCATCAGTCCAAACGCCTGATTGGGTGATGCTGTCGAATACGCCACGCACCAGCTTATCCAGATCAGGAGTAGTCGCAGGGTAAGCCCACTTAGGGTTTTTAGGTCGCTCAATGAAAAAATCAATGCTGACCTTTACAGGGCTGTCGAACTTGCTCAGTGTTTGTGATTCTTCAATCTCACGCTTGATAGCCAACACAATTGCTGATCGCCAAGCAGGAAGATACTTGCTGGCTTCAACAAACCGATTATTGCCACGGTAAGACTTAGAGCCTTGAGGTGCTGGCCGCCCTTCAACGACAACCAGCAACCTCTGACGCTGCTCCGACTTTATTTGAAGTTCTTTGTCCACAACTTCACCAATGCCACCAGTTGAAACACCATTACAAAAAGTGCCAAAGCCCTCAATATGAACGGATTGGTTGTGGCATCTGCATAAGCCCATAAGACATAGATTACAAAAAACTGCAATACAGAAGCAAAGAATTTACCAACCATTAGAACGGCGTAGCCCCAAAGTCAGCCAAGACTTCTTCAGCCTGAGCAGCCCAACCATTCTTAATAGTGTCTTGCTTCTGCACGGTAGCTAGTTTCTTCCACTGTGACTTCTTCACCCAGAACGAAACCTTTTCATTGCCCTTGTCATCATTCCACTTGCTAATGTCAAGTTCACCAGTGACCTCATACAAGTCATCCTTGCTGATGTTATGACCGGCTTCCAGAATGATGCTGAAGTAGTGCTTTTCAGCAACAACCCACTGATCGCCTTCCTTCTTCTTCTTATCCACCTTGATGACGGCATAGTCGCTGCCGTTCTTGGTTTGCTTAATGTCTTGCACATAGCCTGACAATGTAACTACTAGATTTTTAGCCATTTTCTACCCTTTCAGAGTTCTTTTCAATTTATCGGCGGCTACCGACAATTCATTTACTACCCACCACATGATCAGCGCGAATACAGTCAGAATGACCACAAGTACGCTCACCAGGTAGATACAACACACCATCAACCACAGGCCGGTCATGCCGGTCAAATGCCCCATGATGTGGGATACACGCTTCGCCATCGTATTTGACTGACTTAGCAGGTTTTGCACGGCAACTCGAACAGTATTCGGCTGACTTGCGTTTTTTAGGAGCGACAACCCAGATGAGACTGCATCTTTTGCATTGCACTTGGTTATCTTCCACAAGTTCGACATTAGTGGTTTTCCACTACTCGTGCAAACAATCCTTCGAAGCGGAGTGCCAACATTCCTGTTTTTCCGTGGCGATTCTTGGCCACATGAAGAATCATTTTTGACCGTTCATCCCCGAAATCGCCTAGACCGGCTTCGCGGTGTAGCAGAATCACAACATCGGCATCCTGTTCGATAGCACCCGAATCACGCAAGTCAGACAACCCAGGAGCTGATTCTTTGCGATTTTCCACGGCACGGTTCAACTGAGCTAACGCGATTACTGGCACATCTAGGTCACGAGCCAAAATCTTCAAGCCGTTAGAGATTGCCGTTACTGATTCATACCTAGAACGCCCACGTTCCGTATCCTGCATTAGTTGTAGATAGTCCACCACAATAGCCGCCAAAGGCTGTTTACGGCTCACCTGCCGTGAATAGGCTCGAATGTCGTTCAGTGTCTGTCCAGATTTATCTGCAATAGCAATATGCCTAGCCGAAATAGTTTCACGATTAGTCGCGATACGCTCCCAGTCAAGCTGAGTAAGTTGTCGCTTTTCAATGTGATCCATGCTCACGCTGGCTTCACTCGCAAAAATACGATTCACGATTTCACGCTTTGACATTTCAAGGCTGTGAAAAGAAACCGCGCCTTTAGCTGCCAAACCATAAGCCATATTCACTGCCACGACAGATTTACCTACCGCCGGTCTAGCACCGATGATGTACAAAGCACCAGGTCTAAACCCACCAATGTACTCATTCAGGCTTGACCATTGCGAACTAATAAAATCAGGTTCACTGTTTAGGTGGTCTACGGCCTCAAAAATCAGGTCGCTAATAAAGTCCACGCCCTGCACTAAGCGTTTCTCAGCAACACGGTCAATCTGTACACGCGCATTATCTACAACCTTGTCCACATCAGAATCAGGCTGACTAGCTGCATCGTGCAACATAAGCCCAACGCCTGACATGACTGAACGAGCGTTACGGTCAAGAATCAACTGCTCATAGAAACTAGCGTTACCGGCTGAAGGTGTTTCACTAGAACATTCCCAAATAAAAACTTGATGCTCAGGCAGTTTCGCACCCAAAGTCATTTCATCAATGCCCTCACCGCTACGCCTCATGTCGAGCAAGACACGGAATAGTGCGGATTCGGTACTGTTTACGAAATCATCTGGTATCAGTTTGGTGTCATCTAGGTAATCGCCTCGGCTGATAAGAATTGACCCAATAACGGCCTTTTCAGCGTTTGTCTGGTAACTCATTTAGATTCCTCAGTCTTTGGCTTTTCAGATTCTAGCCATAGGCCATTTTCTAATTCAGTAGTTTCAAATAATGTCAAAATGGTGTCATTCAGGTCAATACGCCAGAGATTGATATCGTTTGAGGCCTTGAAGCCAACATGGTTTACTTTTCCCTTTTCCCAAACACCGTATAGGTGAAACCCCAATGCTCGCCAAAATTTATTTGATTCCAAATCAATACGGCATCTAAGAGTTACTCCAATACGAGTAAATGTATTGCAAAAATCTCTAACTACTGCGATTAGAGCTGAGCCATAATCTAGGCGGCGAGCATCTTCACGAACTGCGATTTGTTGAACTTTCGCATATGTGTATGGCCCACGCCCAGGTGTAAGCAAAACATACCCAACCATGTCATCATTCTTTTCGCAGATAAAGACAACAAAATTGCGTTCACCACCAAAAACATATTTATCCCAAACGGTAGATTGAATAAATCCAACAGCGTAAGAATTATCTTTCTGTAATTTGTCAATAAATGTTTTATCTTTTTCTGTGGCCGTACGAACTTTCAAGTCACCTGACACATACAAAGTGTTTGAGTATCCAGTAGAGCAGTCAAATTTGCCCAAATTGAATGATGCTGTCATTATTCAAACCACCCCAAAATCTTTGACTTATCCATTCCGCTGGCACTTGGCAGTTCATCATCAAACCGCCGATCACGAAGCCACCTCTCAGCGTGTGGCCAGTAGGTGCGGTCTTTCTTGCTCGGATGACTTAGCCAAATAAGGAGTTGCTGCATAAGGTAATCAGTGCCTAGCTCGTTAGCCAGTTTCAGGTATTCACGGTTCGCTTTTGGTTTGCCTTCCTTGCGAGGGTATTGCTTCCAAAAGATTTCAAATTCCAGTTCATTTTTAGTTTGTTCTTTTTTCATATATGTAACTTTTTCAATGACTGGTTGAGTAATAGGTTTGTCTGCCGTGTGTGTCATGTCTAGAGGTGACAAATTGTCAGGTCTGGAGGTGACATCTTGGCAGGTATGATTCCAGTCACCCTGACATTCTGGCGGACACTTCAAAAGAAATACATAGAGGTTTGACTTGTAAACGCCGCGACCTTTACCGGCTTTCTGTACCCAATCAATCTCACCTAAAGCCTTCAGGCTGTTTATTGATCGGTGAGCTTGTCTAACACTCGTTCGAGCATCTTGAGCGATTGTTTCTACTTTTGGCCATGCACCATCATCGCTGATGTAATTGGCAATCGCCATCAAAACTAATAAATCTGTGCCAGTGGCTTTTGAGTGATGCCAGGCAACGGCTGATGCTCCGAAACTCATTAGTTATTCCACCCATCTCCAAGTTCAATTTTTTTCCATGTATCTAATAAATCCACACCTGGGTTTTTTGCCATTTCAATTTCAGTCAAACCTGAAATACATTCCGCCTTGAATTGTCCCGATGCAAAGATTTCGACACATTCAGGACATTGAGTAACATTTGGATAATCCCATTCATCCATCGCCAGCTTCATGGATAAGGCTATATATTCAGTTCCAGTAAGGATAGAGCCTAATCTTAGTTCTTTATCAGCATCACGCCAAGCAATCCCTCGCTGTATTTCACAACAAAATTCCTCATGCAATTCATCTTGTTGATCAGCGGAATTGCAGAACATTCTTAGAAAATGGTCATTTGAAACAAACGAATAGTTACCAACAATGGCCTTTTCATTTCCGGCAATGTTGTATAAAGGCTTTTCATTTTTGATCGCTTGAGCCTCAGCAAAAAAGGCTTCTTCCCTAGTTTTGAAGTGCTGAAAAGTAGCAGTATGAATCAGATCTATCCATTGAGCTTTATGATTATGTTGCGAAAATCGCCGACTTTGATTTTTTGTGATTCCGACATAAAGAAGTCGATTATCGCTATCAAAATAGCGGTATAAAACAGTATTTTCCATTGTTGCCATCTTTCTCCGGCAACATATAAACTTGTTGTTGCCAGTAGCTCATTTACTGGTTTTGAGCGGTCACAGGGTTTCCATGCACTGTGGCCGTTCTTCTTTCAATTCTACCTTATGCAGTTCCTCGGTAGTTGTGTAACTCTACTCGTACAAAGTCGTTTGTCAAAATACAATAAACAGCTTTGTTCAAATCATAGACAGGTTCAGTAGCAGGGTCAGCGTATCTGCTTATCTTCCAACCAAACAACCTGGCACGAGCTGCAAACTCGGCATCATGCTCCATCAGGAAATTAGCCTGACTGCACATCAGGATAATGTTTGACGGCTGATTCAGTATTGACTGTTTTCCAGCCCCACCATGCCCACGATTAGCCCTGTGATGCGGAATCAGGTCATCGCCATCAGACCCACAATGCCAACAGCGTTTATCCCGTTCCAGATACTTAGCGAATGTTGCCCTATTCATCTGGATCATCAAACTGAGTGCTACGAGTAAAACCAAGTTTCGATTCAGACTGTTCAACTACCGTGTTAGGCGAACTAAAAAACTCTGCCTTTTCGGTGGTCTTACATAAATGATTGCGTTGCCAATCACGCCAAAGTGTAACTTCATCAGTGCGGTCAATCTCAAAAGAAGACCCACAGTTGCCACAAGTTTCGCTAATAGTCATGTCCAAATTTTCGACTTGACAAAATGCTTACCCATACGACACTTGAACAAACCAAACCGCCCACGCCTAATCCCACCGTACTCACAACGGTCACACCAAATAAACCAGACACGCTTACCCATTGCGATAAGTCATCTCAACAGACTTAGCCAAAGTCGCAGTCAAAATACCGGCATCAGCCAACTGTTTAGCCTTAGACCGTACACGGTTAAGTTCAGCCTTAGCAATGTCAGCGGCCAAACGCAGCTCAGAAGACTGAAACTTAGATAATGCTTCACGATCAGCAACCGTACCCTCAGCGTTCATAAACTGCAAAGCCTTCTCACGCTCATAAGCAAACTCAGCCTCAGCCAATTTCTTCTCAGCCTCATAAATGGCTTGAGGTGCTTTGCTACTCTCCTGAATTATCCGTTGCAGTTCCGCGTTCACCAAATCTGGTGTCAAAATTGTCAAGACGATTCACCCTTTCATTCTGTAACTGAATAAGACTAGCCATCGAAGACAAGTCAGACCGCAAATACGCTTCATCAATGGCCTGTTGCAATTCAAGCATCGAAGCCATCAAAATCCTACGGTTTTGCAGCGTTAGTTCCATAGTCTTTGATTTTAGCCAATGTTTCTTTATCTACTTTGGCCGCCACAGCATCTGCGTAAAGTAGTCGCAAACCCTCGACATTGTAGACAAGAGCTAGAGCATCAGCCTCGCCTAGCCAATCCCTAGAACGGGCAACCTTTTCCATTTCTTCACGGCTAGGTGATTTAGCACCGGTATAGCCGAGAGCCTGTAATGCTCGGCCACGAGCTGACGATTCAGCGTTTTCAAGAGCCGAGGTTTGGTTGGCCATTCCTGATCCATCAACCTCAAAAGCAAATCCAGTAGCATCCGGTTCGCCATCGGTGCGTTCGCGCCAAAGGCTAGCCTTCACAATCCAACGGGTCTTGCCAGGTTCGCCCTGAGCATCAACAATCTCGGTCAATAGACGAGCATTAGGCCAGTCAGCCATGAAACGCTTTATACGGCTATCTACCGTCTCGTACGAGTCCAAATCAAATCTGGCCATTAGTGAGCCACCTTCCCACACTTGCAATGCTTACCAGTACAAATAGCCTTATCAGCCACAAGCACCTTAGCCAACACTTCACTCAACTGCTTGACCGCCTCCGTTAGTTGGTCAATACGCTGCGAGTGCAACTCGTTCATCTTGTCTTGTGTTTCCCACAAAGCCAAGTTGTCTTCCCATAGTTCCTTAGACATTTTTACCCTTCTTTACTGTCAATGACACGATGCCATTCTTATTTACGGAACGAACAGCCACATTCACCTGCTCGCCATTTACATCAACATAACCGTACTTAGCATCACCCAAATTGTCGAGAGTAATGCTTTTCAATTTTGTCAAATTTTCGGTGGCCTTATCCAAATCAGACTGAGCGTTAGACAAATGCACACCCAAATCACCCAATTCGATAGCCGTATCGTTAGCACCAGTATTGAGAGCCTTGACGGTTTCATAAGTCGAAGCCGACCCATCCCATTCAGGTTTCTTTTCCTCCAGCACATGATCACGCCAAACCATTACACGGCTAAACATTGCCTGAAACTCAAAAGCATCCCACTCAATATCAAAAGTCTGCAAATCGTTACCACTAAACAAAGCCACGAGCTTGGCACGGCGCAAACCAAAAACCCACATATACCAAAGCACCTGAGCCTTGTAATGTGCCGGAACTTCCTCGAATGGCACACGAGCAGTCTTGATTTCCAAAATACCCTTCACGCCATCAGGGTAAGTAATGAACCCATCAGGGTTAGCCCTAGCCCAGTCGTATTCATCATGTGACCAAGTGCCTAGATCATATTCAACCAGGTACTCAGGGTTTTCCTCAGACCAAATCTGCCTAATAGGTGATTCCAACAACTGACCTAAACGCATAGGCCGTGACTTACGCACCTCATTCGGAATTTTCCCTGTGGCCTTAGCCCAAGCAGTAAACGCCGATTCCCACGGATTCAGCCCACAAATAGTGCCAAACAAAGTGCCAGTAACAACACCAGCACCTTCACGCAGCTCAAGCCACTCGGCTGAACCCGATTCATAATTACCTAAAAACACTGCCAATTTTTACCCTTTCAACGGTTAGTGTTAGTACATCATGAGCCACCGACAAAACGAATCAATGTACTTCCGCTTAATAGAAAAGCAGGAAGAAACCGGTTCACCTTGTCAAGACAGTCCAGATTTGTTCTTCCCTGAAGATTACGGCAGAACTTTACAAGATGGCCGTGTTACAGATTACGAAATGATAACAATGGCCGAACGCTTAGCGAAGTCACTTTGTAAACAATGCCCACTGCTAATTATGTGCAGGGATTATGCGATAGCAAGTAATCAGCCTTATGGCATTTGGGGAGGCTTATCCCCTAAAGACAGATCAGCGAATTGATTATTTCTTTTCAGTGGCCTTCTGCACAGCATCCTGTGAAGCCTTAGCCACATCAGCAACATCTACCTTGCCAGTAACAGCAATCGCATAGCCAACAGCCCCAACAATTCCGAGCATCAAAGTAAACCAGGCGATAAGCACACCAGTCACCCAGTTACCGACTACGACTGCACCAGTACCAGCTGAAGCACCAAGAATAAACAAAAACAGTCCAAACCCACGCCAGACAATAGCCCCTAAAACGCCGTATACGGCTCGTAGGCGGCTTTTCATAGTTTCTTTAGACATAGCCTTATTCTAACCCTGAACTGGCTTTATGTTGGCATCTATGTGCTTGTGAACATCCACCAGTTTCTCATACGGTGCTAGGTGAACATCCAAAGTGCCAGCAGCACCAGCCATGTGAAGATGTGCGCCAGTCGAGGCTGATCCAGATGGAGTGTTCTTGCCACCGCCAACATGACCAATCACCGTTTCCCCACCAACCAAAAGGCTGTTAAGTTCCATAGTTGGCTTCTCAGCTAGGTGAGCATAAAGCCAGTTAATGCCATCACCTGAAGACTGCACCAAACAGTGACCTAGAATATCTGACCAGAAAATCTTTTTTACACGACCATTAGTGATCGCCTTGATAGCAGCTTTCTCAATGCCCTTTTTCGCTCCCCAATCGCTCCCACGGTGAGGGTGCTTACGGTAAGAAGCCATGTTACCTAGTTCGTCGCCACGGTTTCCAGGAAACGGATCAAAATACTGCATCTGAGCCATCTTATGCCCCAATCACTTTCATAATTGCTGCCGATACGCCACCGGAAGCCAAAGCCAAACCAACCAAAACCCACTTAAACTGCTCAAGCTGTCGTAGACGCAACTCATGGTCTTTAATGTTGCGTTCAACCCACTCAACATGTGTAGGAATTTTCTCATTCAAACGCTCAACCTGTTTGATGAGTTCGATAGCCCACTGAGGTATTTGTTCCGATTCCATAAAGCCCTAAAGAATAAACCGAGCGTAGATCGGTGCGAGTACTTGTCTAGTTTAGCCGATAAGGAGAGCAGCTTCATCGGCGGTAAGTTTCTCACCGGCGATGAGTTTACGCTTAGCAGAATCCTTTAGAGCCGCAATACGGGCTTCCTCGGTTTCACGAGCCTGACGCTCAGTTTCTGCTTGTGCGCGAGCAGTTTCCAAATCAGCGATTTCCTGTGCTGTAAGTTCTACCTCGGTGGTTTCACCAGTAGAGCAGTCCACAATAATCTTTTTTGGAGTAGTAGTCATTTGTTTTCCTATCTATTAGGCGGCTGTTGCGCCACCAGATCCTTTTAACAAGCCATACAAGTATGCCGTTGAATATTGCACAAATGACCCACCAGGACAAGGAATTTGAATTGATGTAATTGCGGCAGTATTACTCCACAAACCAGCCTCAATTAGATGCCTTACATCAGTTGAGTTATTTTCATTTGCACCGTCAATGCTAAATGTTTTATTCGCCGATGATGTGTAATTTGGAATATAAATAATTGTGTTGCCAAAAGTGTTGGCTGTGTGTCCTGAGTTGCTGACTGGCACATAAAGTTGTGTGTCTGAACCGCTTACCGCCGATGCACCTGTTCCCATCAAAAATTTTTGCGAGAATGATGTTGTTGCAGTATTCACTCGAAAATAGGCAACATTGTCACCAGCATTGCTTCTAGCCGATAAAACAACACACAAATCTGTATAAGTTGCAGGAATTGAAGTGAAGTCGATACTCGAAGCCCCACCAGCCCCAACAGTTACGCTGCTAATAAGAGTTCCATAAGTCATCAGGCAGACACCCCATAAAGAGCCATAGAAGTTCCAGCAGCCATATTGTTACCGCCATACAAAGCAAATGCAATACTTGTTATCGCAGCCGTGTTAGCCCATCTTGTAACAATTGCTTGAGTACTATCGTTTGCCCCATCAGTTCTAGCCAAGAAAGTTTTGTGTTTGTCAGTTGCAGAATAATCCATCAAATGAATAATTTTTTGATATGGATAAACATAACCCTCACCTGCGATTGCTCTAGGTTGCGATGTTTGGGTACCACTACTAGTAGATGAACCGTTACCAGTCATTAATATTGATGAATAATTAGCATTTGTTGTATCGCTATTGAAAGATATATACATCGCATAGCCGTTTGCACCTGGTGCAGATGATATAACAAGCATCAAATCTCTATAAGAACCACTAATAGATGAAAATATAATACTCGCTGCTGGTGATCCTAAAGTAATGTTTGCCAAAGGTACTAACGCTGACGGCATTTAGCTCACCCCATAAAGACTGACACGACTATTAGCAGCAATGTTTGAACCTGAACCCATATAAACAGTTAAAGAAGTGATGGCGGACGTATTCAACCAAACACCAGACTGTAAATGAATATTGTTATCACCGCTAATTGCTTTACCGCCAAAAGTTCTAATAGTTTTGTTTTTTGTAGTTTGACTGTAATCAAGAATGTCAATAATTCCAGCAGACCAAATGTTTGCGGCTGAAGCTGCACTTGCGGTAGGGGAATAAACCGAAGTATTCCACGGAACGGCATTACCAGAATAAATCGTTCCATCACCTATTAGGTAATGAACAGCATAATTATTTGCAGTATCACCATTTATTTGCATACGAACATTGTCACCACCAGCAGAAGCGGATCGTGCAGTGAACCTGACTTGGAGATGTTTATATGTGCCTACTATTGAACTGAAAGTGACCGAAGCAGCAGCCGAAGATAAAAGTGTCGTGCTAATCAAAGTTAGCGCATTACCACCAGCCCCAGCACCACCACCCTGCGACAATAAGCCCAAAGGCATAAGCGACATTACGCCACCGCACCAATAACACGGTAAGAGTTAGCCGCAACCTTGATAACCGAAGCAGCCGAATACTGTGTACCCATAGCAAACGATTTAGCCGTTCCAGCAGTACCAGCACCAGCCCAAGTCGTCACACCAGTACCAGCCGAAATCGAAACAGTACCAGCACCATCACGGATAATGTCCAGACGCTCACCAATGTCAAACAAGTCAGGAATCACGATTGTTTGTGCTGAAGCGTTGCTTGCCACAAAAGTAGTATTCGCATCACTTGCAGTCGCAGTGTAGGCAGTAGTCGTGCCGTTAGTAATGGTCGAATAGTTGATACCAGTCCAAACACCGTGAGTGTAAAGGTCAAGACCCTCAGTAGCGGTAACAAACGAAACCATACCAGTCGAAACGGCAGTACCAAGAGCAGATGAACGAGCTGCTGTTGTCGCATAAACCTGAACGGTCTGATCTTGCAAATAGTTCTGTACCTGAGTCGCAGTCAAAACTGCACCAGCGGTGAAAGTTCTCCAGCCTGAGCCAGCCATGAATCTCCCTAAAAGTTAGAAGGCAAGTATGCCTGTGTCTAGGATACCAAACGCCGAGTCATCTAGCACGAAGGTCGCACCTACGAGCGTACCTAGACCGATAGTCATACGGTGTTCAATCGGTGATGCTTGATGATTGATTGCGATTACTCGCCCGTATTTGCTGATTGCTGGACTAATGCCGTTAGGTGTGAAGTCCACGCGACAAATCGAACCAAGTTCAAGCCCTAACAAAGTGTTTTGGTCTGTTGTAGATAACTGACTAAACAGAACATCTACTTGGTCGAAACGGTATTCGGGTGCGTTGTATTGACCTAGAAGATAGTTACCGAACTCAGCCAAACGAGCATCGCTATTTAGTAGCAATTCATTTTCAGACAAGGTACGGATACCGTAAGTGGCCTGTGCTGAAGTGTCATTTACTTGCACGACTGTCGAAGAACCCTTACGGCTCAACTCAGTCTGTGTGTAAAGCAACTCTGATCCGTAGACAACACGAACCTGCGAATACTTGATACCAGTGCCGTTATCAGACAACACCGGAACACCTGAAGAAGCTGATACTGAGTTACGAGCAATAAACCGCAAATCACCATTCTTGGCAATAAACAACTCACCAGGTTCGCTAGTTTCAATCTGCTGGAGATACTGCAACGCATTATCAGCAGACGTCACAGCATCACCTTGCAATGTTTCATCACCGGCATCAATCGAACGCTGAGCAGAAGGCCAAGCCACAGAAGCATCATCCAAGACCGCAGACACGCGAGAGCCAGACAACTGTGAAGTGTAAGTTTGTGCCGTCAAAGTCTGCTGAGCCAAGAACGCGAACCCATCCACGGCAGACAAAGTAGCGGTACTTTCACCCGATGGCGAATAGTCCAAATTCCAGTCTTCAGTCGTACCATAGAACACGATTACGCCGTTAGACCAGATACGCACATCTCTACGAGGGACAATCTGCCCATAGAACGGTGAAGCCGTATAGGTAGGGTCAAAGTAACGGTTGCGGTTGTCGAAGGTCACACTGACCTGTCCAGCGTTGTAACGATCTAACGCACGGGACTTACCACGGCTCACATTGATTGACTGCACATAAGCCGAAACATCGTAGAAGTTGCTTGCACCCGAAAGCACGAAGTCAATGTTGTCAAGCACACCTTTTACAGTGTCATCGAGCGTGAAGAAGTTACCTGGCCCATTAGCATCAAAACCAAGTTCAACCTTTTCGACTGGAAGTGCCATTATGGAGTTACCCAAACCGCGCCATTGACACGCTCATACTGCTTGATGGCACTAACAACTTCCTGAGCCACCGAAGCAGGACTTGTAACCAAACCAGCCTGAACATTCACAGTCAAACCAGTATTCTTAGCCGCCTGAGCTGCCGCATAAGACCGAGGTGAACGAATAGGGTCAATGCCACCAATGCCAGCCAACCAAGCCGCGTAGCGTTGAGGTGAGCGAGTAGGGTCAGGTCGTGTAGTAATCGCTTCAGCAGCCGGTGCAACAGGCATAGGAGGTAGAGCAACCTGTAAAGCATTAGCCATTTGAGTATTGAACGCATCAGCAAACGATTGAGCAAGTGCCTGAGCCGCTGCTACTAATTGGTCTTGCTGAGAAACCAAGCCCTCGATAAACCCATTGGTAACAACCTGCTGGCCTACTTCATAAAGAGTTTGTGTTGAAGTTTCGGCAATAACCGTGGCAGTGTCATCAAGTTGCGCATAAAGGTCGTTTAGTGCCGTAATAGTGTCAGCACCACCATCAACCAAAGCCTGTGCGGTAGCCCCACCGGCATCAGCACCAGCCTGAACCAACTGAGCAAACAAATTCTTGTTCAGACCAAGTTTCTTCAGATCAATGAGGTTCTTAGCAAAAGCCTTAGTCTTATCAACCAAAGCCTTGAAGTTGTCCACAATGCCACCAGTCTTAGTGACATCAAAAGTCTTAGTCATAATCGTTTCAATACCGTTAGACATCGAACGAGTAGTTTCGGTAACTGACTGAGTAATGCTATCAAGCATCCCAGTCAAGTTAGCCAAGCCAGTAACACCGCTCGTGATTGTACGTGCAATGTCAATCTTCTGAGCCAAAACATCCTGCTGTTTCGCAAGTCCACGCAATGTAGCAAGAGTGCTATCCGCGTATTTGGTTAGAGCATCAGCAGAAGATTGAAGAATACGCTTATCGGCAAGAGTGGACTTGATTTTTTCATAAATGGCATCAAACCCATCTACAACCTTTGACTCAAACTCGCCCATCTTTGGCGTGACCTTGAACAAATCAACGAACGAGGCAGTCATTTCTTTAGTGCTGTCAATGACTTCTTGAGCTGCCTGAACAGCCGCCTGATAAGCCTTTACCTTTTCATCAAAAGCAGCCTTTGCGTCTTCAATGGCTTTAGTCAAAGCCTTATTGTCAGCAGTAGTTTTTTTAGTTCCACCAGTAGTAGGAGTTTTGATATCTGGCAGAGTAGGGACTAAAGAACCAGTAATACCCTTAGTAGTTTGTGCAGCAATACGAGCCTGATCAGCCTTGAATTGGTCAATGACTTTTTGGGCAGCAGCATTTCTCGCTTGCTCTGCCTTCATCTGTGCGCCAGGTTTCAAAGCTGGCCCAGTAGGTGTCATCTCGAAATTTTCTTTAGCCCGTAATGCTTCCTCGTAGGCTTTTTTACCAGCAGCATTGGCAGCATTGTTGATGGCTTTAGGAATACCGTTAGCGGCAGTAGTGCCAACATTTTGCAAAGCAGCAAATGCCGCTACAAGCAAACCAATGGCAGTAACCATCAACATAATTGGGTTCACATTCAATACAGCATTGAAGCCGACAACAGCAACAGTCGCTAATCCAACCTGAGTGGCCAAAACGCTCAACCACTGAATGTTTTCACTAATCCATCTGACTAAATCAACGATTACCTTGATGACATCTTTGACAGCATTAGCAAAATCCTGTACAGCCTTTTGCCCTTCAGGCGATGCTAGCCAGTTAGCAAAATCATTCAGAACAGGCAATAACGCCATTCCAATAGATTCTTGAAGGTCATTGAAAATAACATTCAAACGAGCAAATGGATCAGTGTTTGCCGCTGCAGCCGCCGCTCCCTTAGTTTCGGCTTGAAGTTTAGCCATCCAATCTGATGAACCCTTTAGACCAGGAATCATACGGAACAAAGCAGTTGTCTGACCAGAAACGGCCTTACCTAAAGCAAGAGCAACGCTTTCTAAATCCCTACCAGTAGCAGCACTAACATCAGTAGCCAAAGCCAAAAGACCTTGTGACTTAGAAACATCACCAGTGGCTCGAACCAAAGAAGCCATTGCAGGTCGTAGTTGGTCATCAAGAACAGAAGTTTGTAGTTGAAGTTTCTGGATAAATGCTTCAGTGCCAGCAATCTGATCGTTAGTTGCGCCAGTGGTGTTACGCAACTGTTGAGCAAGTAGTGCCTGAGCCTTTACATCAGCAGTTGCAGCTTTTGCAGCAGCCTCTAACTGTGAAGTAATTGCACCAATACTTAGCCCGACACCAATACCAGCAAGCGCACCTTTTAGGCTTTTACTCAGCCCACCAATGCTACGCAAGGCTTTTTTAACACCAGCATCATCAAATATTGCTTTTAGTGGGATATTGACTGCACCGGCCATTTATAGCCCTCTCATGTTTACGAAATCAAAAGCCAATCTCATGGCATTTTCAATGGCCAATCGAACTGCTGGAATACTATGTTCAGCTGCTGGCCAGATAAATCGGGAAGCTGAACCATCGCCAACATTCTCATTAAGGCTACGAATAAACGCCTCACCTTTGGCCTGATTTGCATTACGCCGTTTGAGCGTAGGTGAAGCATTATCATTTCTGCGACCTTGACCAATGTAACGCCCTGATCTACCAGCCATGTCAGCCAAAACAGTTCCAGGCGATGTCACCTTAATCCTGACCAAAGAAGTTGTTAGCGATTTACTACCAGCAGAAGTTCTATATTGAATCAGTGTTTTATCTGGCCTTACACCAACTCCCCAACCTAAACGGCCACGGTCTTTCAACATTCCAGATATCGGCTCGACACTAGCAATCGAACTTTTTATGTCAGATTCTAATGGTTTGGCGATTTGCTTCAAATGTCTAACTAATTGTGTTTTTAGTCGAGGCTCAATAGCCCTCAACCTACGGTTTAGTTCACGCACATCTTGAACACTGAAATCGTTAGTGCCTACACCGGAACGGCCTAAACCACCGCTAAAAGTAGCAACAGTAAGTTTCAAGTCATCGGCCATGCCTTCAATTCTACCGCCACCGTTATCAACTCGTTATCTGAAATGTTGCGTTATCCGGCTCAGCCGTGGCATTATGGACATACTCGGCAAAAGCCGATATAACCAGTAGAAAGTGATTTACCAGAATGAACAAAGTTTTTTGGCCTACACATAAGGCAAAGGCTCGCCAGCGTAAGCACCTTAAAAGAAGCAAAAAGAAATAAGTTAACTCGCAAGATTTTGTATACCAACTAGAAAAGGGAAACTAATGGGAATTTACAAAGAACTAGACATCACCTACCAGGATGCTGTCAATGCCACTGCTAAAAAAATGCTTGCCGGTGAAAACTGGTGCAACAGCGAATATGTTATTTGGGATGAAATTGGTAAATACGACCATGACTTAGCAGATCAACTAACAGATGAATACAAATACGAAGCCGCTTTGGTCATTATTGAGCAGGGTCACATTCCACATGACAACGAAGATTGGCAACGCCTAGTCGTGCGTTTGGCATACAACGCCATTACCAGCACAGAAGAATTTGAATACTGCATTGCCCACTCACGGTTCAGCGCACAAGAAGTCCAGCAGATGCTTGACCTTGCCTGTGGTGCAGTATTACAAAACCCAAACTTCCGACTAACAGGCTTCCAGCAACTCAGCCCCCAGTAGTTGCCGGATAAAGAAAAGACCCTAACCGATTGGCTAGGGTCTTTTTCTATTCCTGTGGATTGTTACGAGCTACAAGAACCCGATACATAGTCCACAACATTCTTGGCGATTCATTAGCAAGCACACTAGGAGCAATACCAGTTTCAACCGCCATCTGAGCAAGAATCCAATGCATCGAACTCTCACCCAGCGGTTTTATTTTGGGTCTGCGTCACTCGCTCCGATAGAACTAACAGTGTCCACAAATTCCTCGTAAGACAAAGCAGTTTGCTTCAGACGGGTTAGAGCAGCCCAAGCAAGAAACGCGATGTAAGTAAGTTTCTGTTCCTTCTCAAGAACAGTCACACTCACAGAAAACTTTTCTTCAAACTTCAACATTTCCGGCATTTGAACCACTACTGGATCAATGACACGGCCATCAAGAAATTCTGCGCGTAGGTTCAGTTTCATTTGTTTCCTTTTTAGTTATGTACTACTGACTGATTAGGCAGTAGCGCGAGTTACTGTGCCAGAGGTTGGCCAAGTAACTGAAAGTGTAGCTGCATCGCCCACTGATGATGCGAATGGTTGGTGTTGGCTCACAAGCGCAAGAACTGTGTATGACGGGTTTGTTGCCGATACAGCAGTGCTAGTTGGCTTGATTACAACAGTACCAATGGTGTTGAGGAGTGGCCAGAGTGTGGCATCCACAGAACCAGCTGCGAAATCCTGGAAGAAGTTCAACTGGATTGAACCAGACTTCAATCCGCCAACCATAGTCTTCCAACCGCCACCGAAGGTAGTTGTTTCTACTTCATCACTCTGAATGGTGAGGTTTACAGACTGAAGCGATGAGCTTAGGTCAGTGCCGTTCAGGGTAATTGAGTAATCAGTAGCAACAAATTTTGCCATTTGATTTCCTTTACTTAATCAGCCTGAACAGTCAAATCAAATTCGGCTGCCAGGTATGTGTTATCGCCGATAGAGATACTGCCATAATTTCTCATGCCAGTTACCACACAATCAAATGCTTTTCCGCTTAGTGTGCGGTCAGATTCGATTGCACTTCTAATACTACTAGAGCCAGTGCTTCCACAGTAAGCATCAAGAGCGTTCTGCGATGATCGTGCATCGGCACGACCTACTACGAGAGTAACGGTGAAGTTGTAGGTACTCATTCCGTTACGCATTGACTGATGGTAAGAAATACCTGACGGTGCAACAATCGCATACGGTGGGGAAACATTTTCGGGAATAGTCGCACCAGTACGCAACCCAGTAATCGTGGCTAAGTTAGTTGCTATGCCGGTGCGGAGGTCAGTGATGTTCGCCATTAGGCAACACCAGCAACTCGGCGGTAACCGCTAATCATCATTTCCACATCAGGGTCAAGGCGTGAGCCGACACGAATGTAGCCGAGGTCAGGTGCAGACAAAACACCTAGAGGTGAATCGTTGCGTTTGAAGTAACGAGCTGCCTGAATGACGGTTGCCTGTTTGATGGCGGTAGGTACTGAACTGTAACCCCAAGTGCCGGTGACTTTGACTAGAGCCTGACCGTTCAGAATTGGGAAGTATTTGGTGTTTCTTGCACGGATCGCAGTGACCGGTGAAATCACACCATCTACCGGATACGAGTTGTTTAGCGGTTCTAACTGGTAGTCAGTCGAAGACCAGGTTTGGCCGTAAGTGCTATCTCCGTTGTCATCAGTCTTCAGTTCAGTGATGGTCAGTAGGTCATCAATGCGAACATACTCATCAGTGTCAGCGGCAAAGTATTTGACGGCTGTGCCGATTGAGTAGAACACACGAGCTGCGAACTCGTCAATGCTACGGCTTGCAGATTCCACAGCCAACTCCAGCAATGTGTCATCTACGCTGTCGCTAATTCTTAGCGAAGCCTTAACTTCTGCAAGTGTGCAGTAGCCGTTAGTGATTGCCATAAAAACTCCTAAATAGGTGTTTCCAGTTTATCGCAGACGGGTCTTTATCTCCGTGGAAGAAATCCCTTGAGTATAAGGCAGATACACAAGACCAATGCCACGCTCGTCAAGCCAGTCTTGGTCGAAACACATTTGCCCGTAATAGTTACGCCTAGCCCAATCCGAACCGATTACAACAAGGTCAGGTTTTACTTGTTCGATGGCCAGTGTCGAATCGTGACCGCCAATGTTAGGCACAACCTGATCCACCCAACGCACAGATTCCAAAACTGCTTTACGCTCGGCAAAAGACATGACCGGTGCAGTGCCTTTATACAACTCAATGTATTCATCGGTGTTCAGGCTGACTACGACTGAGCCGAGTTCTGCACAACGCTCAAGAAAAGCTGCGTGACCGCTGTGATACAGGTCGAAAGTTCCACCCGTATAGACAACTAATCCCATCTATTTGCCCTTCTAGTTTTGAGTTCCCACGGAAACGCTGTTGTAAGCCCTTGTGAGGCTCGTAGAGAGGCTAACGCACCATTGGCAGAGTAACTTCTACCATTGACCGTAGTGAAGCCGCTATGAAGCGTAGAACTGTTGTCGTGACCCATTTTGCATTGTATAGATTTCTTGTCTATACCTGCCAAATCCACCCTGCGTTCCAAATCGTTGTCATCGAAATACAGCGGATAAAAATTCTCGTCATAAAGACCAATCTTGTCCACCATGCCCTCACCGAAAACCACGGCAGACCATTGAGGCACGATGTCCAGAAAGTTCAATGCCTGAGTATCTACCTGCTCAGGTATCTTCTTCATCTGCTCAGGTTCAAACCAAGCATCATCATTCACAAGCACCCAATACGGTGCATAAGGCGTGGACTTCACAATCAGATTCCAAGCACCCACAAGACCAAGCCCAAACGGTACTTCGATGTGCCACAAGTTTTTTACAAGGTCAGGCTTTACAGGTTGCCAGGTGCGTGTTCCAGAATTATTGACAATAACCAAATGCTCAACAGGATAATCAATAGATCGTAGAAGCCGTTCCGCAAGGTCAAACCGTTTCAGAGTACAAAAGCCAAGAATCGGAATCACTTTAGAATTTTCGCTAAAACAGGCAACCAATACTTCTGATAGACAGCCTCAGCACCATAGCCCTTAGCAAACTCAATCGCACGCTCAGACTTACCACGCGGCAACTTATACGCCTCGTCCAGAGCTGCCACAATCTGCGGAATACTAGGCACACTAAACCAAGACTTCTGAGCTTCATCCCACAACGGCTGACACTCAACAACCCAGCCATCGCCAACAAGTTCAGGTGATGCACAAATGTTAGAAACAATTACCGGTGTTCCACAGGCTTGTGCTTCGATAGTGCCAACCCCAAAGCCTTCCCCATAAGAAACACCCAAATAAACATCCATAGCCGTATAAAAGGCCGCCAATTCTTCCTGCGAGTAGCCGTAACGGTACGCAACCTGATCACAGAAAATCACCTGTTCTTTCTTCAAACCACACGAGGTCAAAAGGTGGTCTAACTTCCACCCACCAAAAGCCCCAAACATATCGGTGTGCAAATACAGCACAGCCTCCGGCTTGTCTTTAGCGAAAATACTGAACGCCAAAAACGCTTCAGCGATGGCCTTACGGTGAATCGCACCAGAAGCCTTATTAGCAAAATTCATACCCACTAGGAAGTTGTCTTTAGTGATGCCCATGTACTCGCGAACATCCATACCATTCACCACAAAAGTAGGCTGAAATACCGGCTCGACAGCGTGCGGCACATACTCAGATTCCACACCATACTTAGCCAACTGCTCCTGACCAAAACGGCTCATAGCAATCGGAGTTACATTTTCACGCTTACACCAGTCAAGCACTAGCGGTGGAACAGGAGTGTGGTCAATCGGTGTCCAAGAAGCAATGTTTAGTTCCTTGTACTTTTCCCCACGAAGAATCCAAGTGTCGTAAAGCGTAATCAGAACATTAGGCAGCTTGCCCTTCTTCTTTTCTACGCTGGCCACATGATGCTGATGATTCAGCGGTGTCACATCTTGTGAATAAGGTTCAGCACCACGAGCATACTCAGGCACAACACCATAATCACTCGCCCAAGTTCCATTGACACCTTCACGCCCATAGTTCGACAACACGGCAACATCAAGTCCATCACGAATAAACCGATTTAGAACCTGAGCAGACTGCATACCGTAGCCAGTAGGAGCAGTCGCAGAATTACTAAACCAAGAAACAATGCCCTGAAGTTTCTTAGCGTTGGCCTTAGCCGGATTTCCAGATTTACCCATTTTTACCTCTCGTAGTAATAAAAGACTACTAAAAAACCACGCACTTTTATAGGCTGTGACAATGAAGAAAATAGGGTTAGTTTTAGGCTCAGGCTGGACATACAAAAATGATGATGTACGCATCATCCCACGCACACACCTTTATGAAGGTTTAGGGATTGATGCCGTAGCAGACCCGATACGCCAAGCCAAATACTTTGGAGTAGAAACCCTAATCCTGACAAACGCCGCCGGATCAATACGACACAAGCCAGGTCAAGTCTGCCTAATAAGCGACCACATAAACCTCACCGGCCACAGCCCACTAACCGGCAAAAACTTTGTAGACATGAGCGACACATACAGCCAACGCCTACGCCAAATAGTGCAAAACATTGAGCCACTACCAGAAGAAATCTATGCCCAGTTCCGTGGCCCACAATACGAAACACCGGCAGAAGTAAGAATGGCTGGCAGTTTCGGAGCAGACCTAATGGGAATGTCCACAGCGCTAGAAGCCATTACTGCTAAAGAACTAGGCATGGAAGTTCTTGGCTTATCGCTAGTCACAAACCAAGCTGCAGGAATAAGCCCGACCCGTTTAGATCACGATGAAGTATTAGCCATCGGTGACATGAGCCACCAATACCTGAACAGGCTACTGACACGCATAATCGAGGCTATAAGATAGGAGAAACCCCTGCGATGCGGAAACATCCAGGGGCATGACCAAACTAAGAAAGGTAGTTCGATTGTCCAATACTAAGGCTTGTTCAAAATGCAAGCAACTTTTGCCAAGAACAGAATTTGGCAAACACACCAAAACGACTGATGGCCTTTACAGCCAATGCCAACCCTGCCGGCGCATAGCCAGAGCTGCTTATCGAATTAGGCAAGCAAAAAACATTGCCATTCAACAAGCCGATAATTACCATCGCAATCGTGATAAGCGAATCGCCTATGCCAATAAACGCATTGCCGAAAATCCTGAACGCCATGCAGCATATATGGCAATTTCAAAACGCAGAAATCACCTTGCAATTGCCGCTAATACTAGGCGCAGAAATGCTAGACGGAAAGCCAACGGAATTTTCAAGATAACTAAAAAAGAACTTTTGAAACTTAGCCAAACACCTTGCTTTTACTGTGGCGCAACTGAGCGACTAACTGTAGATCATGTTATTGCCGTGGCTCGTGGTGGCCGTGATTCAATCGGCAATTTAGTCAGTGCTTGTAAATCTTGTAATAGTCAAAAGCGTGACTTGACCATTATGGAATGGCGTAAGAAAAGGGAAACTCCCTGAAGCCTACGCACTTCAGGGAGTTTCCGGTCTTTATAAAGACAAACGAGTTTTTAGCTCGCCCCGCCTTTAAAATACCCGATATGTGTTGCGTGGGTTAGTCCACCATCAACGCGGATTAGTCCACGGTATGAAGTGACATCAGTATTGAACGCAAAGTCAGATGACTGTGCAACCTGTACACCACCAGCAACGCGAGCCTTGAATGACTTCAAGTCACCGAATAGAACAGACTTAGCACCGGTAGCAACAGCAGGAACAGCAGGGTTCTCGTAAACCGAGTAACCAAGCAACTGTGCAGGCTGTCCAGCAATTGCTGAATCAGTCCAGATGTAACGACCTGATGAATCCTTTAGCTTACGAGCAGAAGCAATACCGGTCTTTGACATCATGAAGCCGAGTGATGGAAGCAAACGCGCTCCGTCAGCGATTCCGTATACGAGGTCAATTAGGTTCTCGTAAGTTGCAGCACCAGATACACCAGTTCCACCAGTTACAACTGAGCCAGCTGCGCTGACTAGGTTGCCGGTTAGAACAGTGTTGGTCTGTACACCTAGTGAAGTACCAAGTTCTTGAGCGATGTAACCAGTGATGTCGAAGCCGGCATCTGCAACAAGTTCGTTAGCAACATTTACGATTGCTCCGTACTTGTAAGCGTTCAGGGTAATGCTTGAGAAGGTTGGGTTTGATTCAGCAACAGTTCCAGCAGCAGCAACTGATCCAGATGAGCTGATTGCGGTTACGGTTGGGAGAACAAGTGCCTCACCTGATGCGGTGTTGAATACTTCTGAAGTCTGAAGCATTGGGCCAACTAGGGTAGCAATCTGGAATACCTGGTTGTAGAACGAGGTAGGAACAGTGTTGCTTGATGGAGTTAGAGCAGCACGAACTTCGCGGTTGAACTCGTGTCCACGAACCTCGCCACGAGCAATCGCGCGTAGAACATCAGCATCGGTAGAAGTCTTAGCAACTTCTGGAACGAATGAAGCAGCAGCCTGAGCAGCCTCAGCTGAACGCTGTGCTACCTTCTCTGCGGTTGCAATCGCTGCATCGCGCTGAGTAATTTCAGCCTCAATGCGGTCAATCTTTTGTAGGTCTTCAGCAGTTAGTCCACGCTTCTCAGCCTCTGCAAAATCTAAAATTTCGCGCATCTGAGCAACTAGGTTGTTGCGAACTTCTGCCTGACCCTTGATGAAATCAGACATGATTTCCTTTCAATTAGGGTTAGAT